ACGCGGTGAGAACCTAATGGCATATAAAATTCAAGCGGGAATACAGTTATCCCTAGATGGATCAACCTGGTATAAACTAACAGACCACAATAGAGAGCCTGTCCAAATAGATGTAGAGATGATTGAGTCATCTTCACGCATGGCCAATGGATCTATGAGAAAATATGTGGTTGCTAAAAAATATAAGGTTTCAACGTCTTGGTCATTTTTGCCAACAAAAACAGCAGAAACAGCAGATGGCAACTATGGCGCTGCGTGGATGGAATCATTTTATAATGCTAATGCTGGAATTCCAATCTATGTTAAAGTTATTGAGTCTAAACTTAATGCAGACCCTGCTGTGGGTGCAATTCCAGATGAGTCAGGTGCTAATTTTAAAACAGCACAAACAGAATTAACTACAACAAATGCAACAGGATCTAGAACATATAGCGTTTTTATTACTTCATTTTCAAAGACTCTTACAAAAAGAACTCCAGTATCAGACTATGTAGATATAAGTATTGAATTTACGGAGATATAATGCTAGACACCGTAAACTCTTCAATATTTACTAATTCTGATTCTGTTGGCTTAGTTCCAGTAGTATCTGCTGAATGGAATCATAACTTATTTAATCCGCCATATGTAACTATTGCAGGTGACATTACAGCCATGACATTAGCATCCCCATCTTCTACTGGCACCCTTGCCTCTGCAACTAATAGTGAATCAAAACCCAACTTTACAACTAAAAAGTTTACTATGGCAAGTGGACAGGGGTTTTTGCAGTACTCTGTAACTGCTAATGGTGGAGATGCCTATAAAATAATTACTTATGTAAAAACAAATAACTCTATGCCAATTATGGCTAATGCTTTTGCCGAAGGAACAAAGACTCAGTATGGATCAAGTCAAGAAGAAGTCAGTTCTCTTGGTTGGACCAAGATTACTACATACATTGGAACATCACAAGCAGCAGGAGACACCATATCCTCATTTACTTATCGGATTAACTTTAATGTTTTAAGTGGTATAACCGATAATCCAACAGTATATTTTACATTGCCAGAGGTATATAAAACCTCTTATGAAGATTATAAGTATGGATCATTTTGGCCAACTGATAGCGTCTTTACATATTTTAGACCAGGAGAATCTTACGTTTCATCTGGCAATACAAACTGCTCATTCCCTAGCAATTATAGAAAGATTACTTCTCCAACCATAACTGGCTATACGGCTGCTACGTATTCTCCTATGAGTTCTATCACGCAAATGCCTTCATTTTTTTTAGCATCCCCACCAGTACCAGCACTAAAGAGTTCTTTACCTACAGACATTGCTCCTTATAAATACCTTGTTTCAGACGGCACAGACAACACAGTAACAGCCAAATATGAAAAGGGTATTCTGACCAACAAGATCATTGTTAAGTTTAATACATTAGTAACAATACCCTCTATAAAAATAAAAGTAAATAACTCTTTTATTACTGTCGGCGGTAGCGAAACTATAACTATGCCCACTAACGCAGACGGCTTCACAACAGGCCTATTAACCCTGTATTGGACTGGTACGGCCTGGACAAAGACAAAGTGGACAACTATGCCCACCTTTACAAATTCGGGGTCTATAAGCCAAACAATGTCCCTAACATCCCTATCCGTATCACAGGTATCAAAGACAACCAGATCTGAATTTTCTGCTTATAACAATGCTAATGCTGTTAGTGATTTAGCCAAGATGCAACTTATTGAGGTTTCTCCAAGGCTTGAGGTAGACCTTTCAAGTTTTGTTCAAAATATCACAATAGATAAATCTCTAGATGGACAAGATAGCGTACTGCCCATTGCCTCAATAAATGCAAATAGTTGCAATATAGACTTATCAGCAATACCTCTTTTAAATAATAATGAAATAGTCAATATCTTTTCTAGTCAAAGTGATAGCGCATCTACAGTGCTTTCAAGCATCCTGAGAAAAAACATTAAGTTTTATGTTAACTTTAATCTTTTTCAACATTCTGATTTATCAGCAAGCACCGTAACATCTACAAACAACTATATTCCAGGAGGAGTATTTTATTCAGACTCTTGGGATGAGTCAGATATAGAGACAGTCTCTATTCAGTGTTTTGATATTTCAAGGTACTTGCAATATACCCCAGCACCAGACTATGTGGTTAATCTAAAAAGTATATTTGAGATAATCACTAATATCCTAGACCTTGCTGGTTTTACAGACTACGATTACAACTCCCTTTATAATATATGCAACAACAAAGCAAACCCAATGGACATATCATATTTTTATTGCAACTCAAAAGATTCAACGATTGTGGACACACTTAATAAGATCTTTGTTGCTTATCAAATTGGTGCTTATATTGATGAGTATGGAGTTATGAAGTTCTTAAGTTTGCATAATATTTTATCTTCCAATACTTCCAACCTTTCACTATCTGACTTTAATGTTAAGCAGGGCGGTTTTTCTATTTCTAACAAAGCAAAGCCCGGAAAAATTTCTTTAAGGTATCAGGTTCCTAAAGTTAAGCAATCCCCTTCTTTACAAAACGTTACGAATCCAATGATTAAAAATTCTCCATCTTTCCTTTATGCAACATCTAACGATGTTGTCTGGCAGCAACAGAGTATAGACTCCGTGGGTTTTAACTATATCAATGGAGATATGGAAAAAAATTCAAACAAGTTTCAAATAAATGTAAATGATCTTCAAAACATATTTCATACATTTAATCGTGATGCCAATGGATACGCATTTATTGAAAATGAAATTGTTTCATTTCTTTATAAAGAATACGAGATTGGAAAGTTTGGGGAAACTCCAATCAAAGTTTCAATAAAAAACGACACTGAACTTCAGTCAGAAATGAATGACTTCATTAAACGAAATAATGTTGGGCTAAAAACTTCTTATGCAGCCATTACAAACGTTGCTAGAAGCGGCAGCGCAGTAGTTTATACAGCAACAAATACTTTCAAGGTAGGACAAAAGGTAAGCATTACTGGAGTTAGCCCTAAAACGTATAACATAAACGGAATTATTTCTGCTAGAACAAACACCTCTTTTTCAATTGTTGATGCCGCTGCAGGAACATATGTTTCTGGTGGAGAAGCAACAGTTCCCTTTGACTATGAGGTTCTGGTAAGCCCTACTGGTAATATTACAAATGTTCAGCGTGGTCTGTACGGAACAGTGCCAGCAGCACATAAAAGAATTACAACTTTAGCCAGCAAAGCACTTTCTGAAAAACTATTTAATGATTCAACCCTTGCATTAGCAGCATCTTCAGGGTACACATCAGTAATAGATGCTAATTCTAGCGAGAGTTCTTTGCCAAGCATTAAAAAAATTAAAGTTAGTGAAACCATGTATGACATTATTTCAAATGACAGACTTCTTATCTATCCAACAACCGAAACAGATATTGGTTATCACACATACTCTGTAAAATTTGATATGCCAGATCAGTCTTTGGCTTCTGCGGGTTTATTTTTTAACATGGCAAGTACAACATCTTCTGCAGGGGCCTATTTTATTGAACTTGTAAGATATAACCAAGAAAATCCAAGTTCACCAGGTGACGTTTATAGTCCACCAGTATACAAATATATACTATTGGCAAAAAATGTATCAACTGGTGTAATGTTTTGGTCAGAAGTTACTGGAGAATGCAATAGCATTGTCACTAATTTTTCAAAGATAATTAAAAAAACTTTGGTTGGTAAAGAGTATGAATACTCTTATGTAACAGACAATCCATTTAATTTAAAGGTTGCTATAACTACTTCAGATGGCTCAGATGGGGAAAGTGGTACCGCAGCAAATAACAAAATTATTTTATCAATATTTTTAAATAACGTAGAAATAGTTGGGTGGCAAGAGTCTAAAACAGACGATTATAATGCAACAACAAATCCTGGAGGCTCTGGTTGGAAATCAACTGAAGTAAATGGTTTAACTGGTATGAGACAAAAGCCATACTTTGATGATGACATTCAGACAGGAACGAAGTTTGGCTTTCATGCATCAATGTATCCTACAACAATTCCAGACCTACATCCAGAACCTGTTTATTTTGATCAGGGTACAAGAGTTTCTCCTGCAGCCCTTAGAGAAATTCATGCAACTGAAAAAGCATTAACAGAAAGAAGTGTTAGTTATTTTTATCAAGATAGAGAATTTTTAAATGGATTAATTCAAGATCAACCATTGTATTCAAATTCAATTACTTACCTAATGCAGACAACTCCTGAAGTCGCTGGAATTAATTATTATGATGTTCAGTATACAACTCCAGCGGCAGTCTCGGTTGATGTTTTGCCAGTTGAATATATGTGGTATTATTTTCCAGGAACTGACCAAGACGATCAAAAAAATTATCAAAAAAAGTTAATTGACGAATATTCTCTTTCTTATTCAACACCAATTAACACAGGCTTTAGAGCGAAAATGGCAATTGCCAACAACTCATCTAACATGGTATTTTTACGTAAAGACGCAGACTCTCTTGACCAGTTTACAATTAACCTAAACCTATGGACACACGAAATTGTAGCCCCTTCTGATCCTGAAATTTTGGAGGTACTAATTGATCAATCCAACAGTTCAGAGGTAGCACAACTAGACTCAGAGTGGATACAATCAAAGCAGGCAGCACAGCGAATGCTAAAGACTGTGCAAATGGGTATTGAAGGTTTTTCAAAAGACGCTACTCTTAACATATTTGGCAATCCGCTGATTCAAATTGGAGACATAATCACGTTGACGTATTCTCTAAACGGAATCAGTCAGCAAAAATATTTTGTTCATTTTGTATCTCACGCATTCAACCAAGGCCTTGAAACAAGGCTAGGACTCAAAAGGATACAATAAATGACCAAGATGCGCTATGGTATAATTGATGAAATAGGAGAAAAACAATGCCTTATGTAAAAATATCAGATCCAAATATTATAGACCTTGGTGCTTGGCAACAGGTCATCAATGTTGTCAATCAACACAGTGACAGCATTAACTCT